AAAGAACTTTGATTCTTATGAATTGCTCCGTTGAAGGTCGTGATTTTTATATCAGTTTTACAAGAAACGGTACTACATACACTGAAAAAGGTATTTTCAGATGCAAGATAACAATGAGCCAATTTGGCCATCTTTTAGTGAATACATTAAATTTTGTAATCAATTAAAGATCAAAACTAACATGAGCGCAAGCGACTGGATTGAACTCGGTGCTTCAGGTATTATTCAAGATAAACATTATCATGGATTGGGATTTATTCCTTCAATGCCTAGACCAACGACTAACCCTGGTTCTCAATTCCCGGGTGCTAGTCCAATCAATCCGTTTAGGAAGCCATCATTTATTACTCCTGGTGGCATAGATATTACTGGTGGAATATCAGGTCTTTTAGGACCAGATAATATTGTAACAGTAATCAGCGGTTTATATGATGACCTCTCTGATCCTAGCAAATCTGATCCTGCGAAGGTGAAGACTGTTATTAAAACAATTTTGGATCAAATTTCAAAGAATAATGAAGAGAAAGGTGATGATATAAAAATTGAATCAGATTCAATTCAGAAACCTAGAAAGCCTTCGGTTACTAGTTTCAGTGTCAAAGAACCAGCTGTTGAAGTCTCTTATTCACCAGAGATTCCAAATACTCTATACTCAGATTATTATCGTACCTGTAGTGATAAAGATGCTAATCTTTACATCTCAAGTTTACTTTGGGATATGCCTGCAGAGGACCCACAAGTTATTAACTACGTTGAACGAATCCTGGTTCCCGATCTTCAAACAAGAGCGAATGTATCAGTAAATTTTAATGTCAACGCAGAAACGACTTTTACCTTTAGCAGAGTTTGCACATACATGACGACTATTATGCACGCTATGCGTACATATTATTCATATGCAAACATTATCGCCTATCAATCTCATACTAGTAATAGTAATACTGGAATGTATGAATTGAGAGATATGATTAATGCCCAAGACATTAATCTTATTGGTTTATTAGGCGAAAGACTTAATAATTTACCTATTCCACCTAGATTGCGTGAGCTAGCTTTCTGGTTAAGTAATATTTATAAGTCAAACGGTGACTGTCCAAACAGTCCTGTCTTAATGATCGTTCCCTTCTCCTTTGGTTATACAACTACATCAGATGTAGATGGAGATGGCTTAGGATACTCTACATCTATTGAAAGTTCTGTACAAGAAATCATTCAAGATTTAAACCCTGGGGTTAATAATCCTTTAGGTACAGATTATTTTAATGATAGATTTATCAATATGTTAGCTAAAGTGTGTCCTGGATGGTTAAATACGCCGATGGGTTCAGCAACAGGCATTCCGTTACATGATCCTCATTGGATGGATGTCTGGTCGAACTCTCCTTCATTATTTGTTACGCCTCAAAACGATACGAAACTCTATGAAGTTCCGTTTCTTGAGAACGCTAACGATAGAGGAGAAGAAATTAAATATGTTACTCATAGTACAACAATATCTGGGATTAATCAAGCGTTATTCTCAGTTAAAATGTCAAGCACTTGGAGTGGAATGTTAAAACCAAAAGAAAGTATTGCTTTCAAGAGAGATGGTAATGGTAGTCTTTTCTTTGGTGAAACAAACAGATTCTTCTTTGGTAGTGGACCGGGTATTCCAAATGGTGCTCTTTATATGTATGGTGGTGATGCACTCGATAACTTCGCCAACAATCCTAAATCATTTGTTAATTCACAGTCTGGCTGGTTTAATACACCTGGCACTTTACCTGTTTCTACTATGCTTCGATATAATGAGTTATACATGCCAGTTGATTGTCAACCAGCAAACGGTATGAATCTAAGTTCGAATGCCAATCCGGCGTATCAATCAACTAGATGGTTAATGTCTTTCGATGAAGCTTTCACTGGTCCTAAGAAACCAAAAACATTTAGGAAAGCAAGGGGCAAGAAAGACAAATTAACAACTGACGAATAGTTGGAGGTAGTGTAGAATGAAAGATGCTAACCTAGTTGATAGTGTAGTCAAAGAAGTTTCACAGATGGTAGGCATCCAGTTTGACTCTGACGCTAAGCAAAAGCTTACCACGCTTCTATTTAGATCAGTTCAAGGTAGTAACGACGTTATTCTCTCTCCAATGGCTGAGAAATTTGGACCTTTAGTTCTTCTTGAAGAATGGGATTCCATTTTTAACAGTCTTGATGAGTCTCGAATTGAAAATACCCTATTAAATATAGAACAAGTTCAGAAAGAAAAATTCTCGCCTAGGTCAATAGCTATACCTTGGTTCCCTGAACGACAGAAGGATTTAGAGGGTTATTACAGTAATAACTCTGTAGACTACTCAGTCTTAGATTGCAGTCCTTCGAATTTAAACCTTAGTTTAAGACCTTTGAGTTTAGCTAACACAAAAGATTTTATAAAGAAAAGTACTAGTGCAGGTCTTCCTTCTATGCAAAAGAAAGGTATCGTACTTGATCAGACAGTTCGAAACTTTGACGAGTTATACTCTCAAGCGTCCATGCTTGATCTACCTAGTGTTATCTTTACGCGTACTCAAGAGAGCTTGAAAACTCGCATTGTCTTCGGTATACCTCTCGTTATAGTTCTAAACGAGATGCGATTTTACCAACCTCTCTTGAAGGTGCAAAAGAATCTTTCTTGGCGTTCTGCGTTAAGGGGTCCAGATGACGTTGCGTCTCATCTTACTGCTATAATTGATGAAGCTAAAAGAACAGGAAGACTCCTAGTTTCTATCGATTTCTCCAAATACGATCAGTCAATTAGTCCTGAATTACAAGCCAAAGTAGGTGAGTATTATAAGGCTATCT